TCTTTGAGGAGGTGGGTATAAACTTGCATTAGATCCACCCCAAGGTTCTGTAGTTATACCCCCTTGGTTAAGATTAGGTATCATACCATCAAATGGAAACTCTTGTATAGGTATAGTTGTAATATCTATGCCTAATGCTTCTCCTCTTTCTATTCCTCTTGTTCCTATGTATCTAGGGTTAGAAGATAAAGGTATAGAGGGGTCTGCTAAACCTTTTATATAGTTGCTAGGTCCTACATTGTACATTTCACCTATAATAGAAGGATCAGTAGAATCTAATCCTGCATTTGCTGCATATTTTATAACAAGTTTTATATACTTGGCTTGAGCATCTACAGCAGAATTTAAATTTTCTGTTATATCTTTCATAGTATAATCTGTATCAAAGTTTTGATTTACATCTTTTAAGGCTATAGGAGCTAATTGAGCAATAGATTTTGCTCCTGTACTACTAACTTCTTTTTCTCTTAAATCTGTTTCTATAGCTAATAAAAGAGTTATGTAATCTGCATTAATATTATTTTTTTGAGAAGCTAAAGTTATAGCTTCTGCTAAAGCTTCTTTATTTATATTTACAGCTTTTTTGTTAAAATTATTTCTATAAAAAGTTTCAAGTTTGTTAATGTTAGATAGAGTATCGTTGTATCGTGGAGTTCCTACAACTACAGTTTCATCTATTTCTCCAGTACCATATAAATCAGAAATGTTTAGTAATGCATCCGCACCTTTTTCAATTTCATTATCTGTAGTACCATACCTTTTTTTATTCCTATCAGTTATATCTTTAACAGCTTCTTTCATATTTGGTCCAATTCCATCTTTAAAATCATGCCCTTCTTCTTCATCTGCTTTTCCTGCAAAGTGAAATTTTGAAAACATTTCAGGATCAGATTGAAAAAGTTGATCTCCTATATCTCTACTAGCAGACATAACATCTTCAACTCTTCTACTACTACTACCCCCTAATGAAAAATAAGGAGAGTAGTTTGCAGAAGAATCTCTAGTTCCTGTAACTACTGTTTCCTCTATTGTAGCACCGTCTTGTAAAGAGTGTATTGTTCCTCCTTCACGTAAGGATGCAGTAAATTTCTCACTGTCTCTACCTGTTAAAGAATTTTGAAAAGCTTTATTTACCATTAAACAGGAGCACCTTCAGGCATAGTAGGACCTAATAACCCTTCAGGAGCTTCTTCTTGTGGGCTCACTAATTGACCTTCTTGATCCATTACATTTAATCCATCAAGAGCATTCTTTCTCATTTTTTCATACTGAGCTAGACCGTGATACCTAACTACATTAGCAGGTACTACAAGTTCTCCTTCAGATAATAAAACGAGTTGATCGTCTGCTACTTCTTCTGCAGTTGCACCAGGAGGTGCGACAGTTATTCCTAAACTTTCTGCTTCTTTTGCCATATCAGGTGATACAGATTCTTGTGATGGGGGTGGGGGTGGCATACCGCCCATAGGTGACATTGCTATGTTTCCTTCTGCAGCTTTTCTAATATATGCTCCACCTGATCTTAATTCATTTGCGTTTACCATGTACTTTCCTTTGTTTGCCATTATAGTTCTCCCTGCCATACTATTTTTATTTTTTTCTTTAGCTAATTTGTCCAATTCTAAAAAAGCATTATATGAGGCTAAACTTTTAGCATCAGGATTTACTTTTGGATTAACTTTAGTATTTATTTTTGCTTTATTGACTAAAGGATTGACTCTAGGTCCTCCTTTACTTTCATCTCCTACAGGTGTTATTATATTTTTATTTTCTGCCATATTATTTCTCCTTTGCTGACTGAATAGCTTCTTCTCGTATTGTTAAAAATCGTTGAAGCTCTTGAATTGATCCTTGTAGCATATGTATCTTACAGTGATCTACCTCCCTATAAAGATTCTTTGTTTGAGAATCTATCCTGTCTTTAACATATTGAGAGAGGGCTTCAAGATGCTTAGGATCGTTTAAACACGGTAGTAATTTTTTAGCTGTTTCTTTTATCATTGTATTCCTTCATTGCTTCCTAGAGGAGGTGCAGAAAATCCTTCCATACCAGGCTCAGGTGCTCCACCTGGTCCTATATTACCATTACCTGTTTGAGCAGGATTAGTAGAAGCAGGTATACCGCCTCCTTCTGGTGCTGTAGGTTGAGGAGCTTGTTCAGCAGGTCCTGCAGGCATCATTCCCGCAGCTTTCATAACTTCTGCTTGTCTTACAGCTTCTCTTTCATCATTAACAAATTTTTCTGCATCAAGATCAAATGCATGAGCAATCTCTCTTAATATTACAGGAAACTTTATAAAAGGTGCTAAGGTAGGAGAACTGCCTATTTGCATAAGTTGTATAAGTCTTTGACTTCTTACTTCATTACGCATAAGACTTTCTGTGCCTCTAGCTTTTACTTCTATGTCACCTTTTATTTCTTTATCATAATCAAATTGTTGATTAAAAGCGTAAAAGGCTTCTCCTAATGGTTGTAACAGATAGTCATCTATATTTTTAATAACTGTTTTAATAGATAGCTGAGCAGCACCCATTAGCATAGATATGCCCGATGCTGTTCTACCTACTCCAGTAACTCCTGTTTGACCGTGAGAGAAAGAAGGTATTCCTGTAGCTTCGTCTGCAAGTACCCTAGCCTTATCAAACATCTGCATGTTTTGATTTGACACATTAGGATAACTAGTAGCAAATAAAGACTGACCAGGTGCTCCACCCTGCCTTCTAAAAATTTTACCAGGATAGAGCTCTAAGTCCTGTCCTGGTACGAGATTAGTTTCGTCAATCTCAAATATAAGATTTCCTGCTAGTACAGCATTATCTACCGCCATACGCATAAAACCATTCATTAGTTGTTGGGTGTCTACCATATTTTCTGCTAGACCTACCCCATAAAAACTATATGGGTTCAGCTCAAAAGGAGCAGCAAAATAAGGAATCCTATTAGGAACGAAAGGGTTAATCGCCAATCTAAGGATTTTACCATTTCCCACCCAAGCATTAATTTGGACTGTGTCCAAGTCAGAGTATTCGTCAGGAATATCAAGACCTGCATCTTCTGCAGTGTCTTTGTCAATGTTTCCCCAATACTCATAAACTTCAAATCTATCCACGCTATAACTTTTTGTATCTTCATCTTCAACTTGTGTCTCCCACCATTTACGGACATAATTAGTGCCCATTTCTATACATTCATTAATAGCATCGCTATCAAAGAAAGGTCGTTTCTTTAACCCTCTTAAATCTGAGTGAGATAATTTATGTCTTTGTATTACATACTCAGCTTGTTCCATATTTTTAGCATCTGGGTCAGGGTAAAAATTCCAGATAGAAACAAATTCTAATTTAGGTACAGTAGTTATTTTAGGATTATAAGATACTTTACCTTCTTCGTCTTCTTCCCAATTAGGATATTCTTTATCTACTGCAAAAGGTCCTTTTAAGACACCTGTACCAAATAAAGACATTTCAAATGCAGCAGAACGTAAATGTTTAGATGCTGAAGATTCTTCTAATTGGTCTAGTATTCTTTTTTCCATTTTTTTAGCTGCGTCATCTGCAGGATGAAACGTTATAGCTGTAGGAGTTAAACCTTCTCCTTCTTTTAAATTTAAATCATTTTGTAAATATTCTAAATTGCCTAAGCGATCTTCTAAACTTTTTTGTGTATCTCCAGGTTCTAAATCATTACCGTCTCCAGGAAAACCATAAGGTGATGTTAAGTTATCAGGTTCGTTAGGATCAAAGTGTACAGACTCAGCAACTCCTTCTGGTATACGTGTAGAATTAATACCTAAAGGAAATCTCTGTCCTGCAAATAGTACATCTGTTATCTGACCAAAAGCTGCTATTACTTTTGTTTTTGTTACTTTAATGAATACTTGACTTTTTTCTGTGTCAGTAAATTGATTATCATTACCATAAATTCCTCTATAGTTTCTATAAGAAGTTATCCATCTAGTTTCTTGGTCACGCCTAGCGTCTTCTGACTTAGTAAACGAACTGCTTACATGTTTTGCTAAAGCACTTTCTTGATCATCTAACAATAACTCTTCTATTTCTAATTCTTCATCTGCCATATTATATCCCTTTAATAACCAAATGACTCATCAAATGGTTGCCATTTTTTTATTTGTTGAGTTGCATCAAAACCAAATAAAGACCTTGGCACTGGTCTAGACATTACACCATAACGCAATGCGTCATAGCCATGATCATAATCTATCTTAGTATTAATATCTTCTGGATTATTTTTATCTAAAGGTAGTTGAGGTATCTCTGCAATTAGTTGCGTACAATTCTCAAAAAACTCTATACCTGCTTCATCCATTTCTTCGTCTACTCTTAATAATCTATGTATCTCATTCTTACCTGCTATACGACTTCCTTTTGTTCTATCTGAAGGTCGCCATCTACATCCTTTAAGAATCATTGCTTCTGCTATACTAGGTCCTGTTTGACCTCTTTGATGCCAACAAGAAGAGTCTAGTATGCCATATGCTATGCTATCGTCTGTCTCTCGTTCAATTCTTAGTATAATATCAGCTAACTCATCTGCAGTTTTTTTACGTACATACAATTCTCTATATACTATAATATGTCCATCTGGTCTAGCAGCCATCCATAATACTACTGACCAAGAGCTGTACCCATAATCACAAGCTCTAAATCTTCTCCACGAAGAAGGAATATCATAAGGTTTAACAACATGTATATCTCTGTTAAACTCTCCGAAGGCTGCTCCTTCTGCTATGTCCCATGACCCTTCTAGAAGTTGCTTACGCTGAACTTCTGGTAAAGATAAAAGGTTAGCTTCGTATTCACCTGATTCAGATAGATAAGGATTATCTGTTAGTTTAGCAGGTATAAACCTTCTTTTAAACAGGGACTCTCCTGCTTTATCGTGTGCATCTGGATACCTAAGAACATTACCTGATTCTATATCTGTTGCAGCAAACGCTTTATTATAAGGAGAAGGATTAATAAACATCTTCTTAACCCATATATGACCTGGTCCACCAGGATTGCTTGTAGCTCTCATATGTATAGGCAGTGAAGGATCAGTTGTTCTAAGCCTTGACCTTAAATAGTCCCAAGCGTAAGGAGTAGGATACTGAGTTAATTCATCTACACCTATCCAAGTAAACGCTTGTCCTTGGTATCTTAATACGTCTTTGTCTTGTTCTAGATATGTCATCCATATCCTAGCACCTGAAGGGAATGTCCATAAAGACTTTCTTTCGCTCCAATGAGCTCCTTTAAATGCTTGAGGGTACATAGTCTGACTCTTTTGTACCAACTCTCTTAATTCATCATTTGTTCTACGAATAATTAAAGCAGAGTGATTACCATTACCACAATACCTTAATACATCTGCTAGTAATGCGTAGGACTTACCACCGCCTGCTGCACCACCATATAAAACTTCTCTTTCACTTGCTGCTAAAAACTCTGTTTGCGGACCTTCATTAGGTCTAAATATTATAGGTCTTTCTTCTCTAAGCTCTTCTTCTACCGCTTCTATTTTTTTTTCTGCATAAGCTAATTTAATTTTAGCTGCTTTCTTGGCTTTTTTTGCTACGGTAAGTTTCTGCTTCTGCGATGAGATCTTCTTGCGTTTCTGTCCTTGCCTTGGCTTTGGCACGTTCCCATCTAAGTTTAGCTGCTCTTCTTCTTTTTTCACTTAAATCCTTTTTAGTTATTCTATATAACGATACATGAGATATGTATTTTCCGCTTCTGCTTGATAACCATTTAGCTACTTCTCTATAGCTTGATCCTTTTAAATATTCTTTAGCTTTATCTAGTAGTTCTATTTCTTCTGGAACTATTTCTAGTAAATCTTTTGAGCCTTCTACTAGTACCCAACCAAACGGTATAGTGGAAGAAGTTCTTCTTTTGTATTTATTCGTTTGTTCCGTCATCTACATCTTCATCATCATTTTTTCTAGGTAATATAAAAATACCTTGAGGAGACTTGACTTCAATCTTATCTGTTTTACTAACGCCTATTCTATCTAGTACATCTTTTGCTGCTGCTAGTTTATCTCGTGTCCCCATTTCTACAGGATCATCAATAACACCTACTATAGCCATTGCTGCTTTGGGTGCATTAGCTGCAAGAAAATTTTTAGAGGATGATATAATATCTTCTTCACATCCTTTTAGTACATCATTAATAGATGTGTTTTTAGAATACTCTGCAATATCCATAGCTGCTCTATAATTTCCTTGAGCTTCTGCAAATAAAGCATTTATAAAAATTTTTTGTTTGGGAGTCAAACTACCCTCCTATTACTATTTGTTCTACTACAGTTGTAACAGTTAAATCATTAGCTGAACCTGCTGTAGCAGATATAAGATCACCTGCTTCTAATCCTATGATAATATCGTTTAACCAGAGATAGCCATCAGCAGCTACACTAGTTGCTCCTGTAAGAGCAAAATGAGTCGTAGAAGAAGCATCATACAATTCTATCTTAACAGTTGCTGCATTACTTGCATCTACATTACCTACCATAATTTGTTTTACAATAGACCGATGGTTGGAGGGCGTAGTATATATTGTAGTTCTATTGGTGTTAGCCAATGCTACAGGTGATGTTACTAACAACCCTCCTTGCATCTTTAACTAGCTACCATGCTAGAAATAATAATCAATGCTAAAAGACCTATACCTAAATACAAACCGTACTTATTATACTCTTTAGTCATAGCTACTTCTTTCTTTGGAACAACTTTAGAAACCTTTGCTTTTTTTTCAAATTTAACTTTAGTTATTTCTTCTTTTGCTTTTGCTTCAGCCATATTATACTCCTTAATACCCTCGTACTTTCTATTTCTTTTTCTTACTAGACTTTTTCTTTTTTGTCAAGACCATAAGCCCAAAGACACATTTTTTACCAGTAGGAGACTTTACTTTTTTATCAGCCACAGTACTACTCGTTGTTGTCTGAAGTTTTAATAGATATATCTAGCTCTTGACCTTTCGGTGCAGATGCAGTTACAGATATTTGTGACCCTGCACAACCTACTAAACCTAAACTTAATACACATACAATTATTAAAGTTTTCATTTTTTTCTCCTTTTGATTCTTTTTCCTGCAGTTTTAGTGCGAGGAAACGACCTATTCTTACTTTTTGAAATCGCTCTAAGATTACTTTTTTTATTATTCTTAGGATTACCATCTTTATGGTCGATGTCTTTATTGTCACCTTTCTTAACTGTACCTTTAGCTAATGCTCTATTACGTGCAGTATTACGTGACGCTCTTCTTTTCTTCTGCGTAGTAGTGCCTTGATAATTTTTATATTCCTTTTTATAGTTTCTAGGCATACTAGTCCTCGTATAAATTATTAAAAGTTATATGTGGATCTGTATAACTTTCATGCTCTTCACTACTGTGAGTCCATTGACTAGGAGCAAAATCAGGAGCTCCTTCTCCTGTAACCCATAATGCAGGATTAGTAACTCTTACTCTATTATTAGGTAATGCTACTATATTTCCTTTCCATTTACCTTCAGTCAAATATAATACATGACTTTGTTTATGTTGGTCTGGGCTATCAGCTATATCATCATTAGTATAATCTACTGTGAAGATATATTTAGCTAAGTAAAACTCTCCGTCTATCTTAGCATACCAAGGTGAAGAAGATGTTCTATCTAGAACTACTACTTCATGTTCCCTAGACATACAGTCCCAAGGCTGACATAAATGGTTTTCCATTCTCTCACCCCATTCTTCTAGGGGTATATCAGCAACCAAAGCTTGTATTGGCATCCGAGCCCACATAGCACCACCGTGCACATTAGGCTCATCTAATTCGTTTTCACAACCAGTAAATACAATCTGAAAAGATAGTGATCTATCTGGTATACAATTTACAGCTATTGCTAATCCGTGTAAGAACTCACCGTGGTAGTCTTGGTGATTAGCTGTAAACTCTCTTCTTACCCATACTTTAAAGTAGGGTATGTTTGATATAAGGTTTCGCATGAACTATTTCTTAGTCCTTGCCCCACCCCTTTTCATTCCTTTAGCCTTTTTTACAACGCCACCTTTTTTCATGCCCTTAGCTTTAAGTACTCCTCCTTTTTTCATACCTTTAGCTTTTTTAAGAACACCGCCCTTATTCATGCCCTTAGCTTTTTTAAGGACACCACCTTTCTTCATGCCCTTAGCTTTCTTTGACGCTATTGTGCCACCTTTTTTCATGTAGCCCATTTTGTTTCTTACAGATGATGGTAATTTACCAAGACCTTTATTTTTTGATGGTACTTTCTTCATTACTTTTTCTTCCTTCTAGTAGTTTTCTTTTTCTTTACTATAGTCTTTACATTAGTAGGTTTACCGCCTACTCCTTGAGACTTAGATCTTTTTCTAGTCACAGCACTTTTCTTTTGTGCCTTAGTCATACTCTTAGCTTTAGACCTTGGTACACACTTAGGATAAGATCTTTTACTTTTACTTGCAGATTTTCTACCGCAAGGTTGGAGCTTACCTTTCTTCTTGGGTGCACCTATGTCAACCCAATCTCCTTTAGGTCCTTTACCAAACCAGGCTGTTAGTCCTCCTGTTGGTTTAGCCATTACTTGTATCCACCACCACGTTTCTTATATTCCCTAACTAACCATCCGTTAGCATACGCTGATGGGTACACTTTAAATTTCTTTTTAGCTGCTGCTTTTACCCTTGAGTATAACCCAGGGTTACTAGGTGTAGCACCTTTCTTCTTAGTTGTTTTCTTTTTCTTAGCAGCCATTTAACACTTCCACCTTCTTCTTGCTTGTCTAATACGAGAGTTAGGATCATTTCTAGTTTTAGCTGAACTGTTTTTTAACTGTCCTGCTGATCTAGCACAATACGACTTCCTTCTCTTCGCAGCTTTACTACCTTTCTTTACTTTGCCAGTAACTGCTGTCTTTAACTTAGATCCAGGATTAGCTTTACGATAAGCCTTTACCCCTTTCTTAGTCATACCTGCTCCAGACTTAGTAGGTCTATAATTAGCCCCTTTGCCTTTCGTAGTCTTTGGTATAGGTTTAGATGCTTTTCTCGGCATTGTATCTCCTCATCTTACTACTATACCACCATATAAACATAATGTTAAATGGTAGTGATAAAAAAAATAATCCTACGTTATCTTCTACTAAGCTGACAAGACCTGTATATAAACTAGTTGCTCCTAGTATACATACTATAACTTTTATAAAATCTGACAACATTTCTTTCATCTAGGGTTTAGTGTCACTGTTTTCAAATACACTTTTTGCTCCTGTCGGAGAATCTATTACTTCTTTCTTTTTTCTTCTGTTTTTTTCAAACTTAACAGTTTCATATAATTGATTAGCTGCTAATCCTGCTGTTACTACAGCTCCTACATAAGGTAACTTTTTAACTACGCCTTTAATTATTTTTTTTACTGTAGAAGGTGGTTTCTTTTTTTTAAATTGAAACTTTCCTTCGTCAAGACCTTTTAACATAGTTTCGGTTGATGTTTTTTTACTCATAGTACTTTCCTATTATAATGGGGGGTACAAGATATACTCATACCCCCGTGCCTTACATGCTGTAAAGATTCAATCTGTACCACGATCTCCTCGGAAAAAAGGATACAAGATGCTTTAGAGGGACATTCTATTTCTTATCTTTACGAAACGCATGTTTCCTGGCAAACCAATTAGGTACACTGTATTCCCCCCACGGTAGCATACCTTCTAAATACATAGCTTTCTCTACTTCTGCGAGACTAGGTGTGTATCCAATCTTATCTATAAACTCTTTATCTTCTTCTATTACCGCCCTAATGTAGAATACGGAACTGTGTGGCAAACTAATTGCTGTGGATGTCTCCTCGTTTCCATGAATTAGGGAGTAATAAAATTTCTCTAATAGGTTTACATACATATCCGAATTTACTGATTTGTCAAGTTTTTTATCTCTTGCACTACGTTTAAGAGTACGTACTACTTCATCTCTTTCATTATCAGGTAAGTCCCAAGCTATTTCCATCAATTCGTCTAATGTTTTTATATCCATTACCAGTGCCTTATCACCCCTGCAACAATAAAGAAACAGGTTATCCACGTTACAGATCTTTCTGCTATACGCATATAGAATCCTATCTTAGCATGTCTCTGCCTTAGTACAGCAGTTCTAGGTGTATCATTATCACTTTCGCCTATAGGATACTCTATTGCCCTTGCAACGATTTTCTCCCATGTTCTATACTTAGTGTTCATCGTGGTTCTCCATTAGTACTATAGGAGTGTCTTCGCCTATCCATGCACCTAGTATATTGAAATCTATCCACTCAATAGACTCTTCTTCTTCCATACCTTGTTGTATAAATACATCTACTAACTTATCGTAATCATATACTACAACAGACTCACAACCACATCTGTGACCTAGTCCTACAATAGCCTCATCGCATCCTGACCATTTTTTCATCTTTTTTCTCCTTATAACTTGACAGATTGAATATTATGTGTTATAACTACGTTATTCCCCCTGGGGGGGCTACATATATATACTAGTTATATATCTAATTAGTACATAGTCCCTACTTAGTATATACTTATTACCCATGCAGGCGATACCTCATGTCACTAAGTGATTCACCTAGTTGAATATCTACCTTACTTCTTTCATGTTCATAGAGTCTATCTGCTACTCTATATAAATCTACAGATGTACCTATAGATTTAATGTTATTAGCTTTAGAACTTATAATTTCTACATTACCATCTACATACCCTTTCTCTGGTACAATCCTATCTAAGGTAGGAGACTCTTTAGTAATGCCTTTCTTCTTATTATTCCAATCTAATTTAATCTCAGTGAAGTAAGGACACCTCTCTTTAACCAAAGGTATCAATTCTTCCCATACAAGAGTACATGGTACTCCCTTCTTTAACGCCCTAGCCCTTGCCCTACGAACCATAGACTTTAGTTTGTAAGCTACAGGGTCTTCACGTAACTGTCGTTTCCTATAATCACGCATATATTGTACATTTTTTTTAACCATGTACGTATTATATTAAGAGTGCAGGCGATTGTCAAACTAAGTAACGAGTTATTCCTTGAATATATCTATATATTGTATGCCAAACTAGGTAACACCGCTATTTTATAATTTTATGCAGCATCCGTATACACTATACCCCCCGCGGGGCGGTGGTCATACCTACCCCGTAGATAAGCGTTTAAACTCAGTAGGCTACTAGTTGCGAACCATTCGCAAAAATGATAGTATAATGATAGTTTTTAGAACCATTCTAAACTAAGTTTGTAACATTTTTGCAACTGTGTGGATAATGCAACACTATTTGCGGGGTAATGGGAAATAATAAAAATTATTAACATTTTATACAGCGTTTAAACCCTATGTTATTTTAAATCAATTTTAAGAGCCATACAGCACAATTTTTGTATTAGGCTACCCACCTATTCAAAAATGTTAAATCAAATTTGTTCTCTTTTTGTTCTGATGAAGTTTGTTACATTCTGTTACATTATTTTACTTCACGTTTAAACTTTAATATGCTCCTATCTATTTAAGGTTGAACCGCTAGGGTTTAACCATCAACCAAATAAAGAGAGATTAGATGACTAAATATAACTTAAAAAAAGAGACAGTCTTAAACCCAAGTAAAATAAGACTATTAATACATACAGAAAGCCAATTAAAAAATGAACATGTTGGCGGGTGGATAGATGAAATTAAATTCATAAGCCTTGAGGACAATATATACTCAACTTCTAAAGTATTCTTAGCCTATGTTAAACCTATAAAAGTAAACGGGGATATGATTGGACACATTAAATACGATTATGAAATTTCCCCAAATATGGATAGTGGAAGGGTTAGTTATCCAACTTTTGACGAAGGTAACTTTACTTTAATAGAAGAAACTCATACTTTCTTTGAAAAGGAAATTGAAGAAATAAACAACGATAATAAATAATTATAAACGGGGAGGGTTTAAACGCTCTCCCCATCAACCAAGAGGTAAATACAATGGAAACAACTATTAAAACATATGAAACATTAGGCGGTAAATTTGACGCTGTAATCAATGGCAATGAATACCAAATATTTAAGGGAAGCCGTGAAGAGTACGGAACAAAAGGTTATAACGAATTTCTAGTTCCTTATTTTAAAGAAAAAACGGGCTACGAGTTACCTCCCGTATTTGTATCAATGACTAGTAAATATAGAGAAAACGCCAAAGCCTTAGCGGACTGTACAAGATATTCAGATAGAATAGAAATATCTTTTAATGCTCAAAAAGTTAAAGGTGAGACGGTAGAAGATACCCTTAGATTTTGGGATATTATGGTTCATGAAGGCATACATGCTTGCGGAATTGGTGGACATAAAAAAGATTTTGCAGACATAGGAAAAAAACTAGGTTTAACGGGTAGCGGGGAAAATAATAATACTTGGACAGCTACAATCTCAACCCCTCAATTAGATGAAGCAATATTAAAAACTATTGTAAATAAACTAGGGCTATATCCTCAACATGAATTTGAGAAACAAGCAAAGAAAAAAGAACCTATAAGAAATCTTAAAATAGAATGTTCCAACGATTGCGGGTATTCTCACCGCCAAAGTATGAAAAATTTTAACATGTTAATAGATAAAACTTGTGGAGCATGTAAGAAAGGGGAATATATAATAGCTTAAATCAAATCAACAAGGGGGGAGTTTAAACGCTCTCCCCTATTTTAAAATGAGGACTAATACAATGAAAACAATACAATTAAAATATAAAGAAAGTTACGGTAATAAAAGATTTTATCCTGATTGCGACTATTCACAAAACCTTTTACAATTTGTAAGCTATAATAAAAAATGTTTTACACTTGAGGAGTACCAAGTTTTAAAAGGTTGCTTAGGTTTTGATGTAATAATTAATAATGATATAGAGGGGGTTTAAAC